AAAATTGTACTAAACTGTGAGGCTAATTCACATGGACAGACAATTATCGCTGCACCACACTCAGAATCTGCAAATAATGTTCTAACTCTTCCAAGCACAGGTGGTGATGCTAGATTAGTATCAGCAACTTCAACCGCTACACTAACTAACAAAACTTTAACTACACCAGTTATTACAGAAATAGACTCAGGATCTAGTATTACATTAGATGCAACTACAGATATAGTTTTAGATGCAGGTGGAGCAGATGTCACTCTTAAAGATGATGGTACTACTTTTGGTAGTTTAACAAATTCAAGTGGGGAGTTAGTAATTAAATCAGGTTCTACACCTACTACAGCCATGACGTTTAGTGGTGCTAATGTAACCTTTGCAGGAACAGTAACTATTGGATCTGCAGGTATATCAGAGGCAGAACTAGAGATATTAGATGGTGCGACAGTTACAACAGATGAATTAAATATATTAGATGGTGTGACATCTACAGCATCAGAATTAAACATATTAGATGGAGTAACATCAACAACGGCAGAGTTAAATATCCTAGATGGTGTAACATCAACGGCTGCTGAAATAAATATAATTGATGGTGATACATCAGCAACTTCTACAACTTTAGTAGATGCTGATAGAGTTGTCACAAATGATAATGGTACTATGAAACAGGTAGCATTATCAGATGTTAAAACATATCTAACTAGTGCAGGATTTAGTACAGATGATCCGACAGCTTTGGCTATAGCTCTTGGATAATAATCATTGACTTTTTTTAAAATAACGATATAATATTATAAAGTAAATAGGAGGAAATAAATGGCAAATACTTTTAAGGTAGTAACCTTTGCAGCAGAACCAAACTCAGCTGGCACGCCATATACAGTGTATACAACACCTTCAAGCACGACTACGGTTGTGATTGGTTTAGTATTAGCTAATATAAATACTACTGCAGTTACTGCAGAGGTAGAGCTAGTAAGTGATACATCTGGTGGTGGTAGAGCAGCTACAAATGGTACATCATTTTTAGTTAAAGATGTGACTATTCCTGCAGGATCTTCACTTGAGATTTTATCTGGTGGTAAGGTTATATTAGAAACAACAGATGCAATCAGGATTGATTGTTCGGTTGCAGATAAACTATCAGGCACACTGTCTATAATGGAGATAACGTAAGATGCCCTATATTGGAAATCAACCAGCAGAACAGTTTACTTCATTTGCTACTCAAGAGTTTTCTACGAGTGCAACTACCTCCTACACTCTAGATCATGCAGTAACAAATGAAAATGAGATAGCGTTATTTGTAAATAACGTAAGACAGCAACCTGGATCTGGTAAAGCATATACTGCTACAGGCACAGCATTAACGTTATCTGCAGCTACGGCTTCAACAGATACGATGTACTGTGTATTTCTAGGTAGAGCATTACAAACTGTAAATCCTGCAACTAATAGTATTTCAACAGCAATGATTTCTGACAATGCTGTAACTGCAGCTAAAATATCTGAATCACTTGGAATAGTTTTACAAGTTGTAAATGGAACAAATAATACTAGCACAACTACAACAAATACAAGTTACACAGATACATCTATAACTGCAAGTATAACTCCATCTTCAACATCAAACAAAATTTTAGTTTTTGCTAGTGTAAATGGTGCTGGAAATGTAACAGCAAGTAAACAGAGTTATTTTTCATTATATAGAGATACTACTGCTAGAATTGAATGGTTTTCAATATCAGGTGCGGCATACAATTATAATGCTAATTCTATTGGATTTTTAGATAGTCCATCATCAACTTCAGCACTTGCATATAATATAAAAATAAAAAGTGAAAGTGGTGGTACTGCTATTGTGGGTGCATACAATTCTTATAGTTCATTAGTATTAATGGAGATAAAAGCATGATTATAAATTCAATATTAAAAATTAAATCTGATGCAAATGTTACAGTTAAAGGTGAAAATATTGATACTTGTGAAATTATTTGGCATGATAATAACCCAACAAATATTACTAAAGAACAAATAAAAGCTAAAATAAATGAAACAGCTTATCAGACAAATAGAGAAAACGAATATCCATCTATTGTAGATCAGTTAGACGACATCTATCATAATGGTATAGATGGTTGGAAGACTACTATAAAAGCAGTTAAAGATAAATATCCAAAGGAGTAACCCATGGCACTCTCTAAGGTTAACTTTAATAGTCTAAACTTAACACCGACTGCTAGTAAAACAGTTGTTTTTAATTCTAATAATAACGGGATAGAGGCAGGAGATGTTGGTGGTGCTATGACTTTAATATCTACACAAACTGCTAGTTCTAGTTCTACAATAAGTTTTACTTCTGGAATAGACTCTACTTATAAAGAATATATTTTTAAATTTATAAATATGCACCCAGCAACTGATGATGTTGAATTTTCTTTTAATGGTTCAATAGATGGTGGTTCTAACTATAATGTAACTAAAACAACAACATTTATTAGAGCATACCATGATGAAGCTGATAGTGCGGCGGCTTTACAGTATGATACATCAGATGATCTAGCACAAAGTACTTCTTATCAAACTCTAGGTGGAAGTGTTGGAAATGATAATGACCAATGTTGCTCAGGAACTTTACATTTATTCGATCCATCTAGTACAACATTTGTTAAGCATTTTACAGCTTCATTTAATAATTATATTAATACAGATTTTAGTATTGCATCTTATATAACTGGTTACTTTAATAACACAAATGATATTGACGCAATAAGTTTTAAATTTTCTAGTGGCAACATAGATTCAGGAACAATAAAATTATATGGGGTATCATAATGGCACTTACAAAATTTAATTTTAATAGTTTTGATGTAACATCAGCTGCAAGTAAGGGACTTGGGTTTAATGCCAGTGCTAATGGTTTTTCTACTATTAATCCTGGTTCCATGACATTAATTAAAACTTTAACTGCTAGTTCTAGTTCTACATTGTCATTCGTACATGGAAGTTCAGATGTAGTCTTGGATAGCACATATCCTATTTATAGATTTGTGTTTACTAATATGCACCCATCTGCTTCTGATGGTCGATTTTTATTTAATTTATCTATAGATAGTGGTTCAAATTATAATGTAACCAAAACAACAACATTTTTTAGAGCATTTCATAATGAGGGTGATAGTGGCACAGGTTTATCTTATGAAACAGATGATGATTTAGCACAAAGTACAAGTTTTCAAAGATTAAGTGATACTACTGGAAATGACAATGACCAAAGTTGTGTTGGTTCGTTAAATTTATTTAACCCATCAAGCACCACATTTGTAAAACATTTTTTATCAACAACAAATACATATCAAGATAGTGATTATAGTATAAATAATTATGTAGCAGGTTATGCAAATACTACAAGTGCTGTAAATGGAATTCAATTTAAATTTGATAGTGGAAATATTGATAGTGGTACAATAAAGCTATATGGAATAAAGGATAGCTAATGGCTCTTAATAAATTAAAATTTAATAGTATAAATGTTACACCTGCTGCTAATCAAGGATTAAAATTTAATAGCAGTGCTAATGGATTCGAGACTGGATCTGCAGGTGGTGCTATGACTTTTATTAAAAAGTTAACAGCTTCCAGTTCTGCAACTTTATCTTTTGTTGATGGTGCAAGTTCAGTTGTCTTGGATAATACTTATAAAGAATATTTATTTATTTTTAATAATATACACCCAGCTACTGATAATGCAGAATTTTCTTTTCAAGGAAATGTTGCTGGTGGAAGTGGTTACAATGAAACAATCACTTCAACTCAATTTGAAACATATCACACAGAGGGTGGATCATCAACTTCATTAGCTTATAAAACTGCTAGAGATCAAGCACAAGGTACAGGATTTCAAACACTATCTTTACCAACACATGAAAATGATAATGGAGCTAGTGGAACTTTACATTTATTTAATCCTAGTTCTACAACATTTGTAAAACATTTTATAGCAAAAGTACAAACTATAAATTCTGATACTTATTGTACTTGTAATTTTACAGCAGGATATTTTAACACAACTTCAGCAATAGATGAAATACAGTTTAAATTTAGCTCAGGAAATATAGACGCTGGAACAATAACATTATACGGAATTAATTAAGGAGGAACATGCCCTATATAGGAAAAACACCCACTGTGGGAAACTTTCAAGTCTGTGATGCGATATCAGTCGTAAACGGACAGGCAGCTTACACCCTACAGGTAGGGGGTGTTAATGTTGCACCAGAATCAGCTAATCATATGCTGGTTAGTTTAAATGGTATTTTACAAAAACCAGGTAGTTCATTTACTATCTCTGGTTCTACTATGACCTTTGCTAGTAATCTAGCAACGGGTGACGTTATCGATTTCGTTCAAATATTAGGTAATGTGCTAGACATAGGTCAACCCTCTGATGATACTGTAACAGCTGCTAAATTAAATGATAATGTAATATCAGGACAAACAGCTCTAGCTGCTACACCAGATGATACTGATGAACTTTTAATATCCGATGGTGGCACTATTAAAAGAATAGATTTTAGTCATTTAAAAACTGGAATAACTGAAGCTGATCAATGGAGATTAACTGCAAATAAAACAGATAGTTCAGATATTACTGCAAATTTAGAAAGAAATGACTCTACTGGATTTGGTTATATTGGAACAGGTATGACAGAGAGTTCAGGTATATTTAGTTTTCCAAGCACAGGAATATATTTAGTTGAAACTACTGGTTCTTTTGAAGCTATTCCTGATGATAGTGTTAATCTTATTATTAATGTCACTACTGATAATTCGTCTTATACTGAAGTGGCTAAAGGATTAACTGCTGGAGATGGAAGTTCAACTGGGTTTGGTTCATCTACAACAAGTTTTTATTTTGATGTCACAAATGTATCTACACATAAAGTTAAATTTTCAACTTCAAGTATTTCTTCTGGAACAGCACTAATGGGAAATAGCACTATGAATTTTACTTATTTTAATTTTATTAGATTAGGAGATACATAAAATGGATAGAGATTATTTACAAATGGCTTTAGCAACTTTCAATGGTGGTAATTGGTATGGTTGGAAAAAAGAAGATGATGAGGGAAATATAATTCCTAACGACCAAAGAATGCAATATCAATACATAAAAATTATAAAAGATGGTGCAACGATGCCAAGTGAAGCTGATGTTAATGCAAAGATACAAGAATTAAAAGATGCAGACACAGCAACAGAAAATAAAAAAGCATCAGGCAAACAAAAGTTAAAAGATCTTGGATTAGATGACGATGAGATAAAAGCATTGATGGGGGCATAATATGTCAATCAATGTGTGCAATAACAACTCCTTATCAGCAATTACGAGCATACCTGATAGTATTACTGCAGGTGCATTAACTTTAATATCTACACAGACTGCTAGTTCTAGTTCTACCATCAGTTTTACTAGTGGAATAGATTCTACTTACAAAGAATATATTTTTAAGTTCTATGATATTCATCCAGCTTCTGATTCAGTAGATTTTCAATTTAATTTATCAGTTGATGGTGGTTCAAACTATAATGTAGCTAAAACAACATCATTTTTTAGAGCATTTAATTTTGAAGATGATTCAGCTCAAGCTGTTCAATACCAAACAGGAGAAGATTTAGCACAAGGAACAGGGTTTCAATCTTTATCTGATAGAATAGGTAATGATGCAGATGCTTCTTGTGCAGGAACTTTACATTTATTCGACCCATCTAATACAACATTTGTAAAACATTTTATTGCTAGATTTAATAGAATGTTTAGCGATCCAGTAACAGCAAATGATTTTGTGGGAGGTTATGGTAATACTACTAGTGCAGTTAATGCAGTGCAATTTAAATTTAGCAGTGGCAATATAGATGCAGGGACAATAAAATTATATGGCGTTAGTTAAATATAATAATAATAGTATAAGTGATGTTACAGCTTTAGCTGGTGTACCTACAGGTGCACTAACACATATTAAAACTATAACAGCTAGTTCTGATTCTACGATATCTTTTGTACATGGAAGTTCAGATGTAGTTTTAGATAGCACCTATCCTATTTATTTGTTTAAATTTTTTAATATGCACCCGTCTACTGAAAGTGGTTCGCCAGCTTTTGCTGTTAATTTTTCAACAGATACTGGATCAAATTATAATGCAACAAAAACTACTGTTGTTTTTTCTAGTTATCATTCAGAAAATGGCGTTTCAGCATCATTAGATTATAGAGCAGCGGATGCTATAGCACAAGGGACAGGATTTCAAATATTAAATACAGATAGTGGGGCAGACAATGATGAATCAACAAGTGGTGAAATGTTTTTATTTAATCCTTCATCAACAACTTTTGTAAAACATTTTATGTCAGTTTCTAATTTTTATCAAGTTAATGATTTAAGTATGAATTTTTTTACTGCTGGTTATTGTAATACAACAAGTGCTATTGATGCAGTGCAATTTAAATTTGCTATTGCTTCTGGTGTAAATATAGATTCTGGTACAATTAAACTCTATGGAATAAAGGATAGCTAATGAGTATTGTTAAACTGAATAATAGAGGAATTAGATCAGCAACAGCTGTAGGCACTACAACAGGATTAGGGGGAATGACTTTTATTAAAAAGCTAACAGCTTCTAGTTCTTCTACTTTATCTTTTGTTGATGGTGCAAGTGATGTTGTATTAGATAATACTTATAAGGAATATTTATTTATATTTAACAATCTTCATTCTGGAACCAATGAAGTAGTTTTAACAATGAATGGAAGCATAGATAGTGGTTCTAATTACAACGTAGCTAAGACAACTACATATTTTGAAGCATATCATAGAGAAGATGATGGTGGCACTCCAAATATATCATATTCAACATCAAGAGACATAGCACAAGGTACAGGATTTTGTGACTTACAATCTGAATATGGTACAGATAATGACCAAGCTGGATGTGGTCATTTACATTTATTTAATCCATCATCTACAACTTTTGTTAAGCATTTTATATTTACTGGACAACAAGCACACCAAGCCGATCAATCACAAAATAATTATGTAGGTGGATATTTTAACACTACAAGTGCTATTGATGCGGTGCAATTTAAAATGAGTTCAGGAAACATAGATGCTGGGACAATAACACTTTATGGAATTAATTAACAACAAATAAAAACAAAGGAGAAACAATGCCAAGATATCATAATATAAATGGTGAGAGGGTACAGTTCACAGCTGCAGAAGAGGCTGCTAGAGATGCTGAAGAACAAGCATGGGCAGATGGTGCTCTTGCTAGAGCA